CCAATAGATGGCTTCGTTGTGAAAATTGAAACCTTATTAATAGTCACTTCTCCAGAAAATCTAGGAGTATCAGCAACAGAAGCAGACGATCCGTCTTTAGCAACAGAAAGAATTACATTTGTAACTCTGCCCTTAAATCGAGCAATTCCAAGAGGTCTGCTAACAGAAGCAGCAAACTCACCTGAAATTATATCAGTAAAAGGAGTTAAAACTTCCGTTGCCACCTGTTTTCTAAAATCAGAAGAAGGAAGTGGCCCTTGATAACCTTTTCTTGCCATTTATCTACCTCCTTCTATTAAGTTACCGTCAGAACATAGATTGCATCCCTATTAAGCAGAACCGGCAAACCCTTATTCTGAACACGCAGCCAAATGCCATCTGGATCCCAAGTAGTCTCAGTATCAATTTGCATTCCCCTTAAACGATTAAGACCAAAAGGAGCCCGAATAAACTTAGCTATTTTCTGTCCTTCAACCGCAGAAGCAAACATACAAAACTTTGTTTTATCAAGGAATTTGCGAGTCATAGTGACCTTATCTTCCCCTGATTTGAAAGACGCTGTAGGAGCAGACGACACAGTAACCGTTCCAGCCTCAACATCTATAGAAGCAATCGTTTCATCTTCATATGTGCCTGCTGAAATGTCATGAAATCTCAAAGTTTCCCCTACAACAAAGTCCGTAGCATCATCTACACTTACAGACGTGGTAGAAGCTCCTGTAACTTTTGCAGTCAACCACGCAGAAATTACATACTGCTCATCATAGATCATTAGATTAGGAATATTCAGCAAAGAACCAAGAACTGCCACCGGACGGGTAAACAAATCCCCCTGACCGAAAGTAGATTTTGAGAGCAAGGTCTGAATTCCCTTATCCATAATCAACATCTGTAGAACTTCAGTCGTACACAAAGCATAATCAATCTTTGCCCCTATCGAATTCTGAAGAACTAACTGAGCATCCATGATGTCCTGAAGAACATTCACAGACGAACCCGTATCCCACTGATATGCAGCAGCAAGAGTCACAAGATTTGCAGAAGGAACACTATAATCAAGGGAGATTTTTACTCCGCCGGGAGCGGAATAAGTCATTGTTCCGCCTGAAAGCATTTGAGCAAACATCCACTCTTTACGACGATCACAACGATTCCGCAACATCAAAGTCTCTCTTGCAAGACGAGCCTGAGAAGAAAAATACTGATCAACAGTTCCCTCTTTGCGAAGGTTATTCAGGAACACTTCATCAAAGTACATCTTCTCTTTCCAGTAAGCTGTCATAGCTGATTCCTGTTTCACCCCTATAGGAGCAACAGTTTGAGAAGGAGCACCAGGAGCAGCAAATGGTGTCATCCCTCTATTCCCTACCTGACTTTCCCACTTAATTGTATCTGAATCTGCATCTTCTTCAGAAAACATATTCATCAAAACCAAATTGGGAGAAGTCGTGAACGCGGTTATTAGTCCCTGAAGTCGCTCAAGTCTTAGATCAGGAATATCACTTTTACCTGTCGGCATGTAGAATTCACCTCCTTTTTATTTAATTACAAGCAAATTACCGTTGCTAGTAGCAGAAATATCCGTCTTAGCAGCAGCATCAAGTCCTTCACAACTTCCCTCATACAAAATAGCATTGGACAACAGCATTGGAGCTAACGCCCCTTTAGCATTTACACCTGTTCCAGTATCAACTGAACTCATTAAAATGCCTGCACAGTCACTCCAACCATTCGTATTGTCAGCACCCATTTCAACATGAACAGCACCGCTCAAAGCAACAGTGATGCCCGTCGTAATATTTGCTGTTGCAGTGATCTTTGCCATATGAACATGCGTTGTCCGGTCGATTGCAGTAATTGCACCCATGTTTACTGCACTTGACGTTGCTGAATCAGTATCATATGCAATCAGATCATCCCCAACAACAAATTTGTAGCTATCCTCCATCGTTACATAACAAAACAAAGCAGCAGTTCCATCAGAAACAATGAAAGCATTTGCTTTCTGAATCTCACTAGAAGAATCAGGAACAGAAGGAGCATAAGGAACATACTTCCCAACATTACCGGCAGCACTCACATTCTTTGCAAGAGGAGTACCTGCCCTTAATATACCATATCCCGCTGCAATAGTTACTTCTCTTATCAAAGCGTTTTCGGGATTAGAATAAAAAAGTCTCTTGTAAGAGCCTTCTGCACCCTGAACCTGATAAGGAGTTTCTCCATGTATCGTCATCTAAAGCTCACCTCCTTTTTATATTATTGAATTGTCTGACCAGCTAACTTAGCCATGTCCTTTATCCAAACATTATCAGCTACGAACTGAGCAGTTTGTCCCTCTACTTCTTTTTGAGTAAAGCCCATCCCAATGATAGATTTGCTCACTCCGCCCTTCGTCCAATCTGCAATCTCTGCATCAATAGCAGCAGCAAACGCAGTTTCATCAAAACCCGCCTCTGAAACAAATTTCACATAAGATACATGTGCCTGTACCTTAGCAAAAAGATGTTCAGGAATATCAGAAGAAGCAAGTTTGCTAGCCCAAATAGAATCAGCCTTTGCTTTCCTCTCCCCCTCTTTCCGAATCAATTCAGTCTTTTCAAAAGAAAGAATCTTCTCGGACTGCTGAGAAACCACTGTGCTCAATTCCGTCAATTTAGCAGTAAGAGGAGTTTCAATCTCCGTCTTAACTTCCAGCTTAACAGAATCTCTTGCTTCCTGCATCAATGCAGAGTAAGCAGCTAAATCTTTTTCCTTCAACTCTTTTAAGTCCACTCTAGTCACCTCCTTTGATTTATTATTCTCCACTTCTTCCTCTTCTGAATCAAAGAGGTCTTCTTTTTTCAGAAAATCAACTTCAATCTCTTCCTGTTCATCAGAAAGAGCTTTCGATTTTGTATTAGGATCAGCTCCGAACACACAAACTGAAGTTTCCATATAAGACCATTTACGCCAAACAGTACCCGGCCCCTTTAAAGTATGCCCATTTACCTCAACACTTTCCCCTTCTGCAATATCCTCCAGAATTGTAGGTCTTCCCTGAATACTTGCCTGGTAAGGAAAGCCCGCTTTACTATTTTCTTGAAAAGCTAAAGATTCAGGAGTGTTTAAAAAAGACATACTCTTAATAGAAAGTTGACCATTGTCGATCAAAGGCTTCGTTGAAAAACCAACCTTTGCCATTACACTGTGTTGCTCTAAAACAGGATAAAATTTTTGTGCAAACAGAGCTCCACTTACATCAATTGCAAAATTTCCCCAGTACCAATGCTGAAAGGGCTTTCCCGAATAAGCAAGAATGTCAACATTCCCTTCAGCATCTACCTTAGCAAAGGCGTCTGAATCCGTAAAACTAAAAGCGGAAACAGGAACAGTTTGTTTTCCCTTTTTGTCTTTGTTCATGCTCTCTACCCCCGTTGATTATTCTATTACACTTATTTAAAACCACTGTCAAATAAAATTTTATTTTAAGACAATTCAGTAATAAACAAAGTTCCTATTTCTCCAGAAACAGAAGCCTGTGCTCCGATTCTAGTATGTTCCCCAACATTAAATAATTGAGGAACATTTGCAGCTAGGTAAAAACCTTCCCCGCTCTTTGCAACAATGGAAGCATCTCCTATATCAAAATTGCAAGCTACTGTAGGTGTTACCTCCACAATCATTGTTGTTAAGTCAACTGATGTTCTTGCGTTTGGAAGACCGCTAAGTGTCATTTTCTGTGCAACTGTGGGTTTTAACACTCCTTGAATTGCTTCCCCATGTCCATCAGCAACAAAACTAGGTCTTATCTTACTCATTTGCTCCTCCTTTTGCTTTTTTCTTCAATGTGGGTTTTATTGCATTTGGTTCTAATTGCTGATTACCTGCATCCACAGGAGGAGCAAGTTCAGGGTAGATTTCTTCTTCTGTCTGTTGTTCTAACCTCATTTTCTTATAATTGCCAAACCCAAGTTTCTTAGCAATCCTTTGATTAGGTATTCCTAGCGTATCATAAAGAGAACCGTGCTTAACTCCGAGCAATGCAGAAGCTTTATCAGCCGAATCATTAATTTCAGAAGCAGGAAATTGAATCTCAATCAAAAATTCAGGCTTTTTCTTTACATTCTCAAATACCGGTTCCCCTCCTTTCTTAAAGTCAATTGCTTCTCTCCTCTTAAACTCAGAAGGAAAACTTCCAACTGCTGACTTCAAAAAGAAAATAGCACTAAATAAATCATGCTTCAAATATCGTTCAAAATAAGATAATTCATCAGCAGTACGATCAGACATTGGCCCTCTGCTTGCTTTAACAGAAGCAAATGTGCCTTTTGATTGCCCGGTAGCAATATCTTCAGGTTCATTTAATCCTGAAGTTATCATATGAAGTATGTCTGTGTCTGAATCAGAAATCTTTGGCAGATTAGGATTAGAAGCTACCATTTTCATTCCAGGAGGAAGAATAATAGTAGAGCCAGGAGACTTCTTCGCCATAATCCCCGTCTTCCGTCTATCCTCATCTGTCATGCCCAACCAAGTTCTAAATGCTTTTGGGTCTTCAATTGTTACAATCCATAAATAAGAACCAGAAGACTTCTTATGATCAATCTCATACTTCTTTAATTGCTCATAAAAATTCAACCATTCAATGACTGTTCTTAAATAAGGAATGTTTCGATCAGAAATAAAAGAACGATCCCAAGAAACAATAAACCTTTTAAATCCGCCTATTCCTTTAAACTTTGTTTTTGGGGTCTTGCTGTTCTGTAATAATTCTTCACTTATTGCTCCTGCTCCTACAGCTCCTTTTATTTCACTAAGAATATTAGGATACCGAGCAACATTTATAGAGGGAATTTGTTCATTAACTGCCAAACCATTAACATCCTGTCCATTTACATTATAAATAACAGGCATTAATGTTTTTGAAGGATGATAAAGAATACCGTCCTTACATCCTGTTCCCCCCGAAATAACACCGGGATCAACAAAATCTATTTCAATAAATGAATCATCATGGACGGTCAGATTAAGAAAAAGCTCCCCTTCAATGATTGCTCTTCCAACATACTTAGGAAGAAAATTATAAAGCCTATTTCTCTGATCATAGTATTCTTCATCAATAACATCTTGAATCTCTCGTAACTCAGAAGTGATTTCAAATCCGAATCCTGCATGTCTTCCCACTTCTCCACGAACAGCCGTATTTAAATGAGGAGAAGTATTGAATTTGTTCCAACACTCTTCTTGTAATTGTTCTCTTGTGTATTTTATGTACTTATCTTTTCCGGAGATAGAAAAACCATCTGCATCTTTAGAACTATCCACTTCTACACCTGAACCATACTGTAAAGGCAAAGAAAAAGAAAGTAGAGCTAGATCATCATCAGAAAGCTTATTGAGAGCTTGTAAAGAAGAATTTACTTTTTGTTTAACCATATTGTTTCCTCTCAAAGTCTAGTGAGAAAACAATAGTAGGGTTTGCTGCCAAAGTCAAGAAAAGATTGCTTTTTCTTAAAAAATCTTAGTTTTACCTATTTTCTAAGCCTTTTTACCTTAAAATAAAAGGAATTTTCTTTCTTTTAACAGGCCCGCGTTTCTTATACTGCCAATTGTAAATTAAGAAAAAACCTAACAATTTGATTAGAAAACCCATCTTGTGCCTCCTTTTACCATTTACCTAGTAATTGTTTGTTCTCTATCATACTTCCAAACCAAACATTCCCTTTTCGTACTCTAAAATTATCAACAAAGAGATTTCTCCCTCCATACACAGTCCAAGCAAGAGCAAACATTGTATCATCCTGCACACCATATTTTTCATTCTTCTCAGGACTTCCAAACCATCGTTTATCAGGATCATGGTAAAAAATAGTCATTTCTTCCCGCAGGATGTCTTCTTCTTTGCTTCCAGAAATATAAACTGTAGGTGCTTTGAATCTTCCTTTTGACACAGCAAGGAATAAATCCGAAAAAGC